GGTTATTTGTACCAGAATCTACTGCTACATTATTAGAACCTGAGACTTTATTAAGTGCTGCTTTTTCTTGTGCAGTAGTTGCAACATCACTACTTATTGATTTGACGGCGAGGCTAGATGCTTTTGCAACAGAAGATTCATATTTTTTTGCTGTTGCAGGGGCATTGTCATTCCATATTATTTTTCCTGGATTACTAGCACTTTGAGAACCAATAACTACCCCATCACTTCCCTTAGCATCAGTATATTGTATAATTTCTGTTGTATATGATGGAGGATCACCAGCATTTTTAGTAACTCGTGTTGAAGTATAGAGAGTAGTCTTATTCCTAACATTAGGACCGACTCTTATTCTTGCTATTTGACTAGTGACCGCCATTACTTATAACTTTTTTTATTATTTAGCGAGGATTGAGTATGTATTTCCCATAAGGTATAGCAAGGAGGTCATCAAGTTCATTATTCTGTACAATATATAATTGTCCTGCAAGTTCATTCCATGTGTAGTTCCTTGATTTTCTCCAATGAAAGTTGAGACCTTTGAATCCCCATCTCTCTAATGAAGTACAAGCAATCAGAGGATGTTGATCATAAGTTTCGCCAGGAGTCTTGGCATTATATACAAAGGTATAGAACTTTCCTACTTCTGGTATGGGAGTTACTGTATCATTCAATGCCTCCATAATTTCCAGCATCATTTCTTCTGGATCATTAGTTCGATTATTCAGATCACTTAAATATTCTCTTACACGATTATCTTCCTCCATTTGCGCATCATTAAATCCGAAGGAGTCTGTCATGATAGTATGCCTAGTTCTCTTTCTGTGATAATTTTAAATTCAATTCTTTTATCTTTACACCATTCACTTGCTGCTTTCCATTTTGCTTGGTTCATAGCATAGGTTTTACATTCGTAGAGGTATGATTGTGTCACCTTTTTTCTTTTCTTGGGTGGTCTTGTTTGTTTGGCAGGTTTAACTTCGATTACATATGTTTTAATATCACCATTACTTTCTTTTACTTTGATTATAAAGTCTGGAAAGTATCTGCGAACTTTCCCATCAGGAGCAGGGTAGGGGATCGAAAACTCTTCACTCCCCCATTGTATAATGTTTTCATTTAGGTCACAATATTTACAAAATCTAGACTCCCAAGAACTACGACAAATAATATTATTAATATTACCTTTGTATTTTCTGGGACGAGTGGGTTTAAAAATACTTTTTTTACTTTCAGCCATCTCTTATACATAATATATAATGTCAAATAGTATTTATAAATGCCTATTAGAAGGTCAGTCTCAGACATTAAATCAAACTTACTCGCACCTGCACTAACTTCTCATTTTGAAGTTGGGATAGATGTTCCTAGTGGTCTTAGTTCTTGGAGAGGACAGAGAAGGCAGGGTAAAATTCAATTAATGTGTTCAGAAGCAAGTCTTCCAGGTTCTTCTCTTGCAACACACCAGATTGATAATGATTTTCATGGAGTAACTGAGAGACATGCATACAGAAGAATATATGATGATAGACTTGATTTAACATTCTATGTTGATGCTAAAAATTATTTACCTATCAAGTTCTTTGAGGATTGGATATCATATATTACCAATGAGAATAAGAGGGATGCTAGATCTAATTCATATACTTATAGAATGAAATATCCAGACACATATACTGTCGCTGGATTGGAAGTAACTAAATTTGAGAAAGATTACAATCAAGCATTAACATATCAGTTTATAAAGAGTTATCCTATTCAGATAACATCAATGCCTGTATCCTATGATGGATCAGATCTATTGAAGTGTAGTGTTGCAATGACATATATTCGTTATGTAGTAGATAGTAGAGTAAGATCAGAAGGTGGTTTATTAAGTCCTCTTCAACAAGCACTTGCAAATGCTGCGGGTAACTTTGTTGATTCAGCAGTGGATAGATTAACAGGTAATGATATGTTAGGAGATATTGCGGGAGGGATCACTAGAAATCTCTTCTAAATAAAGACACTGACGTTGTTATAGGATATTATGCCTTTACCAAAGATTGCGACCCCGACATATGAGTTGGAACTACCTTCAACAGGAAAGACGATTAAATATAGACCATTTCTAGTTAAAGAAGAAAAGGTTCTTGTAATTGCTCTTGAAAGTGAAGACACAAAACAAATTACAAATGCTATTAAAGCAGTATTGAAGAACTGTGTTCTTACAAAAGGAATTAAAGTAGAAACTCTTCCTACATTTGATATTGAATTCTTATTTCTCAACATCAGAGGTAAGTCTGTTGGAGAAGAGATAGAAGTTAATATTGTTTGTCCTGATGATGAGGAAACAAATGTTCCTGTCTTTATTGATTTGGATTCTATTCAGGTTAAGAAGGATGATAATCATACTCCTCAGATTAAGTTGGATGATGATTTAATGATGGAGATGAAGTATCCTTCATTAGAACAATTCATTAAAAACAACTTTGACTTTGATGATAAGAATGCAATGGATCAATCCTTTGATTTGATTGCTACCTGTATTGATAAAATTTATAATGAAGAAGAGGTATGGGCAACTGCTGATTGTACCAAGAAAGAAGTAAAGGATTTTCTTGAGTCAATGAATTCATCACAATTCAAAGAGATTGAAAAGTTCTTTGAGACTATGCCTAAATTGAAGCATACTATTGAGGTTACTAATCCTAATACTAAAGTTACGAGTGAAGTGGTACTAGAAGGGTTAGCATCTTTTTTCGGGTAGCGATGGTGCATATGAGTTTGGAGAGTTACTTCAAACTTAACTTTGCTTTGATGCAGTATCATAAATATAGCTTAACAGAGATAGAAAATATGATGCCTTGGGAACGAGACATTTATGTGGGTCTTCTCCAACAACATCTTGAGGAAGAAGAACTAAAACGTAAACAGCAAAAAGCGAATGCCTAGTCACTATAACCCTGACGAATTTTCAAAGTTACATAAGACCGTAAGTAAGTCCTTTGCAATGCAGAGGAAAACTTTGGTTAGGGTTCTTGGGCTTGAAGGTAGAGTAAGTGAGTTAGAAGCACAACAGGCAGCAGAGGAACAGGCACAAGAAGGTATAGATGAGATATTAGATGAGATACATGGAGACAAACCAAAGAAGAATCCAGCAAAAAAGAAGAGACCTGCGAAACCTGTAGGTAAAAAGATACCAAAGAAGAAACCAGTAGCAAAGAAGAAAAAGATAAGTGCTAAAGATATAAAGAGAGGAACCTCTCAAGAAACTATTGGTGAAAGAATTGATAGGTTAGAACAAAATGCACAGGAAAGTGCTGCAGGTGATGAACGTAGACAAACTTCTGTTTATCAGGAGGATGTGCATGGTGTTACTTCTACAGGAGAACAGTTAAGTGGTGCAGACAGGAAGAAAAGATTTTTATTAAGAAAGAAAGGTATAAAGGTAGAGGACATTAAGAAAGGAACATCTGTGCAAGGAGCAGAGAATGTTGCACCTAATAATGAAGTTACTGATCTTGCAAAACGCCAAGCAGCAGGAGATTTGCCACAGGGAGTAACGGAACCACCTGCACAAGATGCAGAGCAGTCACAGTTGGAGGGAATAAAAGGTCCACTCAAATCGATTGCAGAATCTATTGATAGAATTAAAGACTCTTTAACTGGACAGTCTAAAGTTCAGGAAGATGCTATTGAAGATGCAAGAAAATCTGATGAAGAGAAGGAAGCAAAGAAAAGAGAGGGTGGACTTGAGAAGTTTTTAGGTCCAGTTAAATCTGTTGGTGAGAAGGTTCTCAAACCTTTTAAGAGTATGTTTAGTCAAGTATTTGATTTCTTGACTACTATATTCTTTGGAAGAGTTGTATTCAAATTATTTGAGTGGATGTCTAATCCAGCAAATACTGATAAGATTACTAGTATTTTTAAATTCATTGCTGATTGGTGGCCTGTATTATTAGCAGGTATCATGGCATTCTTACCAGGATTATTAGGTCCAGTGGGAATGATTGCAGGTGTGGTTGCTTTGTTGATATGGGGTATTCCTAAAATAATTAATGCAGTAAAATCTATCTTTGGATTTGGAAAGGATATTGATAAAGAATTGAAGACAGGTGGAGATAAAATGGATAAGGAGATAAAGGCAGCAGGTAAAGAAGCAGAGAAGAAATTAGAACCAGGAAAAGAAGATGAATCACCAGTAGGAGATCCATCAAAATCAGATACTCCTGCTCAATTATCTGGAGCACAGGACAGTCAGCAAAATGTTCAGAATTTAAATACGGGGGGAGAAGTTAAAGGTTCAGGAGATAAGGATACTGTACCTGCAATGCTAACTCCAGGCGAGTTTGTAATGAGTAAGGGAGCAGTTCAACAGTATGGTTCTGATACTCTGGCAGGAATGAATGCTGCTGCTGGTGGAACAAATACTCCAGCAGTGGAGAAGAGTGGTGGTAGTGGAATGAACTTAAATGTTCCTCGTTCTCGTGGTGGGTCTACTGGTAGTTCTGGTAGTAATTCTACATCTAAGGGTGCTTTTTCACCTACTGCTCCTAGTGGTGGTTCTGATAGGGGTCAGGGGGCAGTTCAAGGATTGAATCAAGGTGGATTAGTTTCAAATAATTCTATTTCTTATTTTAATGGTGGTGGTGTAGTTTCAAATAATTCTATTTTTAATTCTAAAGGTGGTGGATTAATTCAGAAATTTAATCAAGGTGGATTAGTTCAGAAATTTAATCAAGGTGGATTAGTTCAGAAATATAATGAAGGTGGATTAGTTCAGAATATTGCTGAGAAGAGTGGTAATATAGTTAATAAATTGCCACAAGTTAGAGCAGCAAAGTGGTTAGGTAAGAAAGCAAAGGGTGCATTTAAATTTGCAAAGGGTAAGGTAGCACAAATATCAAGTTCTCAAAAATCTAAAGTAGATCATCTTCATCTTGATCCACCTAAGAAAGATACACCACAGGGT